GTGGCTTCCGGCGTGGTGATCGAGGAAAAGGACGGGCGCGTGTGGCTGATACACCCGACCAACGCCTACGGCGGGTATGAGGCCAGCTTTCCCAAGGGCGGCGTTGAAAAAGGGTTGAGCCTTCAAGCCTCCGCGTGCAAGGAGGCATGGGAAGAAAGCGGGCTCAAGGTTCGGATCACCGGCTTCCTGATGGACGTGGAGCGCACCACGTCCAAGGCTCGTTTCTACCGGGCGGAGCGGGTCGGCGGTGACCCGACTGATTGTGGCTGGGAATCGGAGGCTGTCTCGCTGGTCCCGCGCAGTCACTTGTACGACTTGCTCAACATGCACACCGACCACGGGATCGCCGAGGCCGTGGGTGCTGGACCGGCGCCAAAGAAGCCAGACCCAAAGCCCGGCAAGTGGTCCGGCAGCAAATCTTTATTCTGACTTGGCGACACACAGCAAAATTGTTGAGGTAACATTGCCTCACCAATTTTAAAGGAGTGTTTCTATGTGGATTTGTTTGAATAACGCGTTTCTTTCGGTCGTGTCGAAAGAGTGCGGCCCCGACGAGCTGCTCGTCCGCGCTCGCATGAAGGGTCACATCGAGGCCGTTTTCCCTGGTGCCAAAGTGTCCGAGTCAACCAACACGGACTACCGCTACCGCGCGGTAGTGAGTCGCACCGAGGTGGCTGACGCCCTGACCGCCGAGGTGATGTCGCTGGATTACCCCAACTTCAAGAATTCCGTGCGTGAAGACCGGCTGCACGATGCCTACGCAGCCTTCTGGAACGTCCACGCCCGCCTCCAGCCCACCGCCCCCTACACCGGTCGCCCGCAGCGCGTGTCGTGACCGCATACTGTCGGGCATTCAATGCGAGGCTTTATGTCCCAAAACCCCACCGTTGTCGTCTTCATTGACATGATTAAGTCTCATGTGCGCTCCTTCACCAGAAAAGACGGGGTATTTGTAGCAGAGCACGACAATGGTCGCGCCGACGCTGGGTCCACCTCTATTCTTAAGCGCGCATCAAATGTTCACGAAGCCAGGAAAGCAGCACTAGATACCCTGCCTGGGAAGCGAAAGGCTGCCATCGATGCCTCTGAGTTAGCTTTGGCAAGCAACAAAGGACATGCTGAAGCTCGTAAAAATTTGCTTAATCTTGCAAAAGAGCATGATAGCCATGCTGAGATCGCCTACGACTACGACGATCGCGAGACCATGAAGGAGTTAAGTCAGCATCGTTGGTTGCTGCGTGCTCAAGCTGCAAAACATCCCGATGCTAAACCCGGGTTTGCTGAAAAGGCAAAAAAACTACTGGGCCTGAAAAAGTCCACCCTCATGGTAAGTCCGGATCTACTAAAGTCTCACATCAATTCCTTCACCCGCAAGGATGGCTCTGTGGTGCAGGCGCATGATGACAAGCGGCAGGCGGCGGCTCCGAAGCCTGCGGCCGCCGAGCCACGCCTGGCGCTGCCGGTGAAGAAGGCGGCCGCGCAGGCAAAGGACGCGCTTTACGACAAAGATCAAAGCGGCCTCGGCCCGCACAAGGTCGGTGACGCGGTTTCCTACAAGGGGGAGCGTGGGTCTACCCGCACCGGCAAGGTGAAGGGCTCGCGCGACGGCAAGGTGGTGGTTGAGCACAAAGCGGGTTACACCGAAATGAAGCACCACAGCGAGTTGTCTTCTGCCTCCACCAAGACCGGCTCTGCCGCGCCAGCCAAGACCGTGAACGTCGGCTCCGAAAAGTGGCCCATGCACGCCAAGTCCAGCGAGAAGCTGGCCGCCAAGCATGATGACGGCTCCACTCACCACGTCGGCGGGTTCGAGCCGCCCAGCAACGGCAAGGGCGACCACCTCATCCATCACGACGGCAAGGCATTTTCATTCACCGGCAAGTCCGGCAAGAACATGAAGACCGGCGAGGCGTCCTACGAATACGGCAACAAGGATGACAGCGACCGTCGCGCATGGGTAACCCACAGCGGTCACCTCATGAACGACTGACCCTCCGCGCCTTCCGTAAACAGCCCGCCACGCGCGGGCTTTATCATTGGCACATGGCCCAAGTAAAAATCACACTCCCAACGCCCCACGCGGCCCAGCAGAAGGCACTGGCGCGCGCCAGTCGGTACAACGCGGTGGCCATGGGAGAGCAGGGCGGGAAGACCACGCTCGGCATCGAGGTGCTGCTCGCCAGCCCCAAGGGCGCGCTCAACAGCAAGCGCCCGGTGGCGTGGTTCTCCCCCACCGATGACGCCATGGTCGAGGCCCGGCGCCTGGTGATGCGCGCCATCGACCCTCTCATCAAACGCCGCGTCAACGCCCGCCGCATCGAGCTGGTGTCCGGCGGGTTCGTGGACTTCTACAGCTTTGAGAAGCCCCAGGAGCTGTTCGAGCAGTACGGCCTCATCGTGGTGGACGACGCCCGCATGGTGGATGGCCTGCTCGACACCTGGGAGGATGTGCTCCGGCCCATGCTCAAGGTCTACAACGGCGACGCCTGGTTCCTGTCTGGGGCCTTTGGGAAGCGCAACGACTTCTACCGGCTGTGCAAGATGGGGCAGACCGACCCTGATTGGTCGGTGTGGCAGTTCGATAGCTTCTGCAACCCCCACCTGCCCGAGTCCGCTCGCCTGGCAGCTGACCTGTCCACCGACCTGGAGCGCCGCCAGCGGTTTGGCGCCGAGTTCTTCGACGTGGCCGTCGAGTTCACCCAGGAGCAGCGCTCGCTCAAACCCGGTGAGACGTTCCTGCAGTGGTGCGAGCGCCTGGAGGCCGACGGCCTGAAGGTGGACGGCCGGCCCTTCACGCTGTCCGACCGGCCCTCGATGCGGTTCATTTACGACCTCATCCCCAGCACCAAGGAGGAAGCCTTCAGCCGCACCGACGTGATAATGAAGTGCACGCAGGTGGGTTTTACCGTCATGGAAATGCTAGCCATGATCTACCTGGCGCTGCGTTTCTCGCCCGCCAAGATCGGCATGTTCATGCCGTCCCAGATGCTGGCGTCGGGCAAGTCCTCCGAGCGCTTCATGCCCATCGTGCGGACCGTGCCCGACGTGTATGCCCTGATGACCGAGAAGCAGGCATCGGGTGGCCGCGGCGGCGAGGGCAACATCCTGATCCGAAACCTGGGGCAGTCCCGATTCCACTTCCTGTGGACCACCGGCAAGACCGCCACCGAGTCGTTTCCTATGGACGTCATCTCGTTCGACGAGGTGCAGGAGATGGCGATTGCGGACATGGAAAAAACCCGCGAGCGTATGTCGGCGTCGTCCGTCCGCTACACGCTCATGGGCTCCACGGCCAACTGGCCGGATGCCGACATTCACTGGTGGTACAAAAAAGGCACCCAGCACCAGTTCCACACAGAGTGCCCGCACTGCGCCATGGCGCAGGTGCTGGACGAGAACTTCCCCGCTTGTATTGGCTACGACCCCGAGGCTCCCCGCCTGCTGCAACGCGAGGGAGCGGCCGCCCGTGGTGAGTACCGGTACCGCTGCGTGTCGTGCTCTGGCTGGATTGACAACCCGCAGATGGGCAGGTGGATCGCCAAGGTGCCCGACGCCGAGATCCGCTCGGTGCACTACCCGCAGTTCCTGTCGCCAACCATCAGCCCCAGGGACATCATCGAGGCGTACCACAACGCCGACGACATGAAGAACTTCTTTAACCGGAAGCTGGGCAAGCCCTACACCGACCCGTCCCAGGTTCCGGTCAACCTGGAAATGCTCAACGAATGCGCCCGCGTGGGCGTGGAGTACGGGCTCCAGTGGCGGCGCAACGCTCGCGGCACCTTCATGGGCCTGGACCAGATGGGCTCCTTCATTGTGGCCATCCTCAAGGATCGGCTGCCCGATGGCCGTCAGGCCGTGGTGCACATGGAGTACATCTTCCGCGCCCCCACCAAGGACGACCCCGAGGCCTCGCCCTGGGACCGGTGCGACGAGCTGATGGACGTCTACGGCGTGCAGTGCTGCGTGGTGGAAACGCTACCCAACTACGACAACGCCAAGTCGTTCGCTCGCCGCCATGACGGCCGCGTGTTCCTGGCTGGCTACGGCAACATGGAGGGCGACATGCTCCGTTGGGGCGACGCGCCCAAGCTGGACACCAGCGAGCGCCGGACCGACGAGGCATTGCGCGACCGCTACACCGTTACGCTCGACCAGTACAAGTGCATGCAAGTGTCGATGGGGCGTTTCCAGAAAAAGCTCTGCCTGTTCCCTGACCCCGACGGCCTGGTGCAGGAGGTTCTGGAAAAGGGCAAGTGGAGGATGGCCTCCGTTTGCAAGGAGTACGCGTTTTTCCACTACACCCGCACGGCGCTGATTGCGGAGAAGGACGAAGAGGAAAAGAAGTTCAAGCGTCGCGTGGTGAAGGTCGG